CATTGGGGATCATGTCTTGTTTCGAAACTTCTGGATACGGTTATAGCAGCATCCTCTGTGAGGATATTGCCTCTTGGTTTATAAACAAATTTGTACCAAGACATAAGTTTTATGTACGAATAGTGCATAAAGGATTGAAAAGGGAACACTCTTATGGTTTCTGTGACTTTGTAGATCAAGCATACCGTCCGAGGGTGTTTGTAATTGAAGTACAGGCAAACTTGTCAAAAGAAATGTACACTAAGACTCTATTACATGAGTTTGTACACTTGAAACAATGGTTACAAGGTACATTAAGGATGAAAAGTGGTAAGATGTACTTTGATGGTGAATCAGTAGAGAAGTATGAGTACATGGAGCAACCGCATGAGATAGAAGCGTATGATGCAGAGGATAAGTTATACTTAGACTTCATGTATGATACATATGGTGTATGGTTAGGGGATGAATAATGAGAAAACAAGAAGATGGGGACATCAAACCAACTAAGGATGCTATGGAAGATGCTTATGAGTTGATTGATGAATTGCTTAATATAGTAAGTGAAGTTGATTTGTTGGATGAGGATGTAAATTCACTTAAGAGTACCAGAACATCTTTGAAAAGAGCAATCAAGAGAGCCAGTTCACAAACTGGTACATAGATGCCCCATTGGATGCTCATATCGGTTATAATACTAAAGTAATCAACAAAGGACACTATGTTTACTTCCAACCGTCCAGTCAAAGAGTTGAATGATTTTGTAGATTATGTTTGGAGTTTCTATGGTTCAGACGATCCATTGTATCCAATTCAAGGACTAACAAAGAAGGACATTTACAATGCTTTCTTCATCTACAAGGAGAGAATTGAGAAAGGTGACATAGAGTATGCTCACTATTCTTGGGGTGATGGAGATAGTTTAGATAGAGAAAGAGTAAGAGATATTATACTTGAGAATCCAAAGTTTGAACAGGTAAACCGTTTCACCCTACAAGGACTTTAATCATGCCACAAACAACAGTCGATTCAATAGATCTCTTAGCAGAGATTTACAGAAAATACATCACAGAACAGGGATTACCACCTGTATCTGCTGATGAGCAAGACTTCAATGAACTTACTGAATCACAGAGAAGTTGGATTGAAGCATTTCAAATAATATGGGATGAGTCACAATGAACTATTCTCAAAAAGCAAACCCTAACGCAACCAATTCTGAAATGGACTCTAAAACAATCATCAAACAACCAGAACTAACAACCCAACAATGGGATGAATTGATTGAGCAGTATGTTGATGTTTATATTGATAGTATGGATATTGAAGCATTAATTTCATTTGCACGTCAGACTGTAAAACAAGAGTTAGAAGAAATAGAATCAAGAA